TGCCCTGCCCGCATTGTGGCCATATGCAATGGCTGCAGTTTGAACGCCTGCGTTGGGATAAAGGACGGCCTGACACGGCGACCTATCATTGCGAGGGCTGCGAGAAGCCCATCGCCGAGCATCACAAGACGCAGATGCTGGCGGCAGGAGAGTGGCGGGCGAGGGCGACCTCAGTTGATCCGCATTCCATCGGCTTCCACATCTCGGCGCTCTATTCGCCGCTGGGCTGGAAAAGCTGGCAGCAGATCGCGCGCGACTGGTTGGCGGCGCAGGGCTCAGAAGAAATGCTGCGCGCCGCGCGCAACACTCTGCTGGGCGAGACTTGGGTCGAAAGTGGCGACGCACCGGAATGGCAGCGGCTGGCCGAACGGCGCGAAGCCTATGGCGAGGCGCAGGTCCCTGTCGGCGGTCTGTTCCTGACGGCTGGCGTCGATGTGCAGAAGGACCGAATTGAGGTCGATGTCTGGGCTTGGGGCCGAGACAGGACAAGCTGGCTGGTCGATCACATCGTCATTTCCGGCGGTCCTGACGATCCGGCGTGCTGGGACAAACTGACGGCCCTGCTCGGTCGGACTTGGGGCTGCATCAATGGCGCGGTGATGGTGATCGGCAAGCTGGCCATCGACACCGGGTACGAGGCCCCAGCGGTTTACGCTTGGGCGCGGAAACAGGGGTTCGACCAGGTCTCGCCAATCAAGGGCCTGGAAGGGTTCAACCGGGCCACGCCGGTGTCGGGCCCGACCTTTGTCGATGCCACCATCGGCGGCAAACGCTTGCGCCGAGGCGCGCGGTTGTGGTCCGTGGCCACGGCGACGTTCAAGACCGAAACCTACCGCTTCCTGCGGTTGGAACGCCCCTCGGATGAAGATCGGGCGCTGGGCGTGCTGGATGCCCCCGGAACGGTGCATCTGCCCGACTGGATCGACACCGAATGGCTGAAGCAGCTCGTCGCCGAACAGCTCGTCACCGTGCGCAACAAGCGCGGTTACAGCCACCCCGAATGGCAGAAAATGCGCGAACGTAACGAGGCGCTGGATTGCCGGGTCTATGCCCGGGCGGCGGCGTGGATCATGGGCGCGGATCGCTGGGATGAGGCGACATGGCGGCGGCTGGAAGCGCAGGCCGGGGTGGAAACGCGCCCGGCACCGCAACTGGCTGTCCCATCTGAACCAACAATACCTGCCGCGCCCAAGGCCGGAACACCAACGACGCCACGGCGCAAGCGCCGGGCTTACACACCGAACTTCATGAGGGATTGAGATGGATCTGGAACGGATGCGCGCCCTGCTCGCAGCGCTGCAGGAGGCACGTTACGCGGGCGTCCGCTCTGTCAGCTATGACGGTAAGTCGATCAACTACGGCTCGGACGTAGAACTTGCCAACGCGATCAGTGACTTGGAAACCCGGATTGCAACCGCCACCACTGGCACCCCACGTCGCCGTCGCTGGGGCATCGTTGCCTCCAAGGGCCTGTGAACCATGGCGTTTGAAGCGTTCCGCCAGCGCATCGGCAGCATCATTGGCGGCTTCGATGCGGCGCAGGCCCATCGTCGCCTGCGGGGCTTCCGAGCATCACGCGCCCATGTGAACACGCTGATCGCCGCATCCGGCGACACGATCACCGCCCGCGCGCGCTGGCTGGTGCGCAACAATGGCTATGCGACCAATGCGGTGGAGTCTTTCGCCAGCAATGTCGTCGGCGATGGCATCAAACCCTCGTCGACCATCGCGGATGCGGCAAAGAAGGAAGAGCTGCAGGCGCTGTGGCTGGCCTGGACGGATGATGCCGATGCCGAAGGCCTGACTGATTTCTATGGGCTGCAACGCCGGGCGGCCCGAGAGGTGTTTCTGTCGGGCGAGGTCTTCATCCGCATCCGGCCACGCCGCGCGGAAGACGGTCTGAGCGTGCCTCTGCAGTTGCAGATGCTGCCTGCGGAAATGCTGCCCTTGGACATGAACCGCACCCTGCCTGGCGCGGGGCTGATCCGGCAGGGGATCGAATTCGACGGCATCGGCCGCCGCACCGCCTATCACTTCCTGCGTCGTCACCCGGGTGATCTGACCGACCCCGGCCTCACCAATGAGACCGTCCGTGTGGCTGCGTCCGATGTGATCCACGTGCTGGACCCAGTCGAGGCAGGCCAGTTGCGCGGCGTGTCGCGGTTTGCCGCCGCAATCGTCAAGCTGTTCACGCTAGATCTTTACGACGACGCTGAGCTGGAGCGCAAAAAGATCGCGGCAATGTTCGCCATGTTCATCACGTCGCCCGCCCCCGAAACTCCGTTGGAACCGACTGATGACGATCTGGAGGTTGAACCTGGTCAAGTCGTACGGCTGGATCCCGGCGAGGATGTCTCGACCCCGTCCACGCCAGATTCTGGTGGCACCTATGAGCTGTTCCAATACCGAACCTTGCTGCAAATCGCGGCGGCGCTGGGCATTCCCTATGGCTATCTGACCGGCGACACGGCGAAGGGGAACTTCTCCAATACGCGGATAAGCCTGATCGAATTCCGCCGCCGCATCTCAGCCTGGCAGCATGGCGTGCTGGTGTTCCAGCTCTGCCGCGCGGTGTGGTCCCGCTGGATGGATGTGGCCGTGTTGTCCAGGGCCATCGACCTGCCCGGTTATGACAGCCAGCGGCGGCAATATCAGGCCTGCGCCTGGTTGCCGACCAAATGGGACTGGATCGACCCGATGAAGGACGCGTCCGCAGAGATCCTGCAGATCGAGTCCGGGCTGAAATCCCGCACGCAGGCCATCTCTGAACGTGGCTATGACGCCGAACAGGTCGACCGCGAAATCGCCGCCGAACGCAAACGCGAATTGGCGCTCGGCCTCGACTTCCGGCGTCCGGGATCCCCGGCGCAGGGGCCGGGCGCTGCCAAGGGCAATGGCGACAGCCAACAAGATAACAGCGCCAACGACGACGAGGCAGACGTCAGCGCCGATGAAAAACCCGACGCCAAGGAGGGCGAATGATGCACCACGCCCAGATCGCCCAGCGCGCCTTCAATACGCCGCTGATGGTGAATCCTGCCAAGGCGCTGGCGTTCCTGTCAGGGCTGGGGCCGCGGATCACCGGGCAAGAAATCACGTTCCAAGGGCTGGACGTCGACGCGGCGGATCAAACAGCGGCTGCCTTGCCCGCTCGCATATCACTGTTCGGCAATGATCTCGCCCAGCGCCACCAGCGTAATGGCACCCAGCCCTACGCGGTGATCGACGGCATTGCGGTCATCGAAATTGCGGGCACACTTGTACACCGTGGCGCATGGATCGGGCAGTCCTCGGGCCTGACCTCTTACGAAGGCATCGCTGCCCAGCTGCAGGCGGCGCTGGCAGATCCCGGCGTGCGCGGCATCGCGCTGGATATCGACAGCTTCGGTGGCGAGGTCGCTGGCGCCTTCGATCTGGCTGATCGCATTCGGGCGGCGCGCGCGCAAAAGCCGGTGCAGGCCTTTGTTGCCGAACATGCGCTGTCCGCTGGCTACGTTCTGGCCTCCCAAGCCGACCGGATCATCCTGCCCCGCACCGGGGCGGTCGGCAGCATCGGGGTGGTGGCGCTGCACACCGATATGAGCGGGGCGCTGGACCAAAAGGGCATCGCCGTCACGCTGATCCATGCCGGGGTCCATAAGATCGACGCCAATCCCTATCAGCCCCTGCCCGAAGCGGTGCGCGACCAGATGCAGCGCGAGCTGGAAGTGGTCCGCTTCCTGTTCGCCGACACCGTTGCCGCCGGTCGTGGCGATCGGCTGAGCCATGCAGCCGCTATCGCAACGGAAGCCGCCGTATTCCGCGGGGCCGATGCCATCGCCGCAGGCCTTGCCGACGAACTGGCCGATCCCGTCACCGCCTTCCTCGCTTTCGCCGCCGCGCCGCGCGGCACCACTTCCCCCAGCAGAAAGGGTCTACAGATGACCGCCACACCGACCGACACCCCGAACCCGGCCCCGGTTTCCGCCCCTCCCGCCGCAACGGTCGCAAATGACATCGCCCAAACTACAACTGAACCGCGCGCTTTGGCTGTGGCTGCGGCGGCCGTGCCCACGCCCGATGCACCAGCAATGTCCGCCGACGCCGTGCGCGCCGAGGCTGCCGAAGTGGCGCAGGTCTGCGCGCAGGCGGCCCGGCTCGGCGTGACAATCGACGCGGCCGACGCCGTCGCGCGAGGGTTGAAACCTGAAGCCCTGCGCGCCCGTGTGCTGGCCGATCTTGCCGCACGCAGCGATGCCGCAGGCATCATCGCCAGTGCTCCAGCCGCAGCGGCCACCAAGGACAGCCCGA